TAGTGAATCGTGATCGTGTTCGAGACTTCGGCGGGTTGCTGTTCGTCGCCTTCGCCGACGCTCGCAGCGTCAATGGTGTAGCCGTCGAACATTACCGCCGTAAAGTCAAGCCCGTTGTAGGTGCCTGTATCGCACGCGCTCGGCACGAACGCCGCAATATCAAGCGCCGCGTCTGTCGTCGTCGCGATCACGCGAACGTCAACGACGGCTTGCCAGTAGAGCGCTACGGCGCTGCGCTCGTTGCTCGTCACTTCGTACGTGATCGCCGGCAACGCGCTGAGTTGTGGTCGGTAGCCGTGCGTAATCGGATACGCAGCGAGTTGCGGCGTGTTGTCGAGCATGTTGCGAATCGCAGCCTCGAGGCTCATACCACTTCCTCCGCTTCGATTACAGCGACCATGTCGGCTTCGTCAAGGTTCGTGATACCCATGATGCGGAACGTCCGACCACGAACAACGAGACGAAACGTCTCGTCAATTCCCCACTTTTGAAGCGAGTTCCAACGGCATCGAATCTCGGCACGCCTCACCGTTGCGACGCCGTCGGCGTACTGTTGCTCCGCAGCCGAATCTGTGCGGAGATCGACCCACAACGGTGGGTTCCCCGGCGCTGCCGCGGTGAGATCGTTAAACGTGCCGTTGCGCTGACCAAGATCGTCGGTCGTGCCGCTCGGTTGCAGCACCGATGCGGGGAAGCGAAGTCGGCCGCTGCCGATCATCGGAGCGCCCCACGCGCGCTGTACGCGTTGAGAATGTACTTGAGCGACAACGGCACTTCGGCGAGCGACGCGACCGATGTTGCATCGGGGTTGGCGTACCACGCGCCAACGAGCCCCACAATTGCTTGCTGCAACGCGTGCGGCACTTGCGTATAGCCGGCAACGTAGGTCACGGTTGGGTAAGTGCCTTCGTATATCTCCGGCGTCTCTTTGAATTGCAACGCCGTCAGGCTGTCGGTTGCATCGACGTACCAATCTGCCGTCGGCATCGTCGTTAGCACGTTGTCGCCGTTGTAGTACGTCACCGACGTGACCGACGCCACGGGCTGAACTGGCAGCACGAAGCGACGCCACTTGTCGAGTTTCGCGGTGCGCGTTTCGCTCGCAAGCGAGACGCCAGTTTCGCGCTCGATCACTTCGCCGGCTGCGATGCAGAGCGTCGTGAGAATGACATCATCGGCGTCCACGTCAATGCGTAAACGCGTCTTCAGAATGTCGATCGGAATAGGTGTCGCAGCCATGAAACCCGCGCTGGGGGTTTCCCCCCAACGCGAGCAAGGTAAGAAAAAGCGCTTCGTGAACTGCTGATATCAGCAGGTAATCGCAGCGAACGCGTTCGCGAGCATGATCTTGGAATCAGTGCGCGCGTACGTGTAAAGAGTGACCTGGTGCGTGCTTGCCGCCGAGTACGGATCGACGAGCGACGTCATACCAGTGCGGTCGAAAATCTCGAAGTAGTTGAAGTCGCCGACGACAGCGAACACGTTGTTGTTCGCAGTTGCCGCCGTGACGTATTGACCAACGCGATACGGAATACCGTAGATTGTTCCGGGCACGCCACCTGAGAGACCAGCGTTGTCGCCGATCTTCCAAATGTAGTCAGTGGTATTCACCTTCAACTTGCGAACAGTGCGAAGGAACGTATCGGAGAAGAACCACGAGAAACGCGGCGAAGCGCGGTACTGTGGCGCAACGAGGTGCACAGTGTCAATGACGTTGTCGCCCGTCACCGTGCTGACCGCTCCGCCCGCCAAGTCCGTGACTTGCGACAATGCAGCCAACTTGGTGTTCGCCGAAGAACCTGCGATGCCTTCGGGCTGGCTCGAGTTCGTACCAATGGTGTACGCCTCTTCCATCTTCAAGCCCATCGAAAGACCGATGCGCGACGCAACCCAATCGAGGCCACTGCCGATGCCGCCTTGGCCGATGGCATCTTCGATGAACTCTTGGGACATCTGCGTTGCGCAGACGTACTTGTACGGCACCACGCTGATCGCGGTACCGAACGTCGGATCGCTCGCGGTGATCGAACCACCTTCGGCCACGAGGTTCGTCGTGGGAAGGTTGCCTTCAACGGTGATCGTGCGCTTCGAGTCGATCGAGGTCACAGGCGCCATCGTGCGCAGCACGTTCGCCATGTACATACGCTCAACAATGCGGCGCTCAAGGTCGGTCGGAATACCTGCGCCCGAGGTGCTGGTTGAGAGCGCACGCATTTCGGCCTGATCGCCACGCGCGACGGCCGAGAGCCAACGCCTGGCGTACTCAGGCGATGAGAGATCGTGCTTGACGTCGGCGACCTTCGGCGCACGTGCGCTGAACTGTGGCTGCGCGCGCTCTTCCTCGAGTGCCTTCAAGCGCTCTTGCGCTGCGCGAAGTGCTGCACGGTCGTTTGCCGCACGCTCGACAGCGTCGAGGTCGGCATCGATGCGCGCGATCTTCTCGCGCTCTTCGCCGCTACCGCGAATCTCAACGTGGTGGGTCTTCGCGCCAGTGCGTGCGGCGAAGCCTTCGAGGGTCTTGCGGTATTCGTGGACGGTGCTTTCGATGTTGTTCAACTCTTCAGACATGGTCTTTCATCCTGTGCTTGTGGATTTCGAGCCGCAGACGGGCGGCCTCCGTTGCAGCCGCGGACACGCTCCGCAGGCTCGAATTGGTCTTGTCGCCGTAGGCAGCGTCAACCACCACGCTCAACTCCACGAGTCGAGCCGCGGTAACGGTGCGTTCGGTGCGTCGCGGGTTCCATTCGTCGCGATCGACGTAGAACCCGAACGACATCTCTCCGCTCAAGTCGCCGCGTTCGAGCAACGCGCGCACGTCGTTGCCGACGCTCGTCTCGGCGAGATCCGCGGTGAACCGAAGTCCGCTCGCAGTGTCGTTGAGCGTGAGCGTGCCGCTGCGCGTGCGAGCGAGCAACGCGCTCGCGTTGTGGTTGAAGAGCAGTTTGATGTCGGCGCCGGCGAGGTCGCCGAAAGCGCCACGCGCGATGCGCTCTTTGAACTGCGGGTTGAATGGCTCGGAAATCTCACGCGACCACTTGCCGTACGGGATCGCGAGCCCTGAGAGCGTGCGGCCCGCTGGTGCGCCAATAGTGACGCTGCGACGTTCAAGCGAAGTCATCGACGCTCCCTGCGCTCGTGTCGCTTCCGAGGTTTGTGCTGCCGCCGCCCGTGCCCATGTTCTTCGCGATGATTGGTTCATCAAGCCCGTCGAGCGGAGCGAGGTTCAAGTACTCACGTGCTTCGTTGCGCGTGATCACGCCAGACTCAACGCCAGTGCGGAGCGCCGCCATTTGCTCGGCGAGCGACGGACGAGAGATCATGTCAGCATCGAACGTCGCTTCTCCGAACGGTGCGAGTTTCGCGACGATCTCTGCCGCCCACGTTGAGAACCAGTGTTGCAAACACGCATCCACGTACATGCGGCTCAGCCATTCCATTGAGCCATAGGCGTTCGCACTGTGCTCGCTCAGGTACGACGTCGGCACGCCATAAATACGGGATACGTCTTCAACGCTGTAGCGTCGAGCCGCGGCGATGCCAGCGTCATCGAGCGTGCTGCTGATACGCTCGACGCGCATACCTTCGGCGAGCACAAGTGGTTTGCCGGCGTTCTCAGCTCCAGCGTGATGCTGTAGGAACTTCTCGCTGATGGACTGCCGAGCACCTTCGCTCAGCGGGCCCGGATGCACGAACGCCAACTTCGGGTTGCCGGCGTTCTTCATCACTTCAAGTTGCGAGTTCTCTTGTGCTGCGAGAATCTGCAACGACGTGCGACACAATCGAACCGGCGACTCACCCCACAAGCCGTCGAGCCCGACGGCACGTAGGTGCAGCATGGAGGACATCGGCACGTCCCCGTAGAGCCGTGTCTTGTAGACGGGCTCAGGCTTCGTGAGATCGAGCGACACGCTTTCGATGTCGAGCGGAAGCAACTCGAGCAACTCGCCACCGAGCGTGCGGTTGATCACGGCGAATGCGTTGCCGTACAACAGCGCTTGCATCGTGAGCGCTCGACGGAACTCGAATCCGTTCTGCCAGCGGTTTGGTTGCTGCAACAACGCGTTCGCGGTGCGCTCGCTCACGTCGAGCGGCACGCGTGCCACGTCGTTGGCGATGAGCGAAGCCGCGCGATATACGGGCGTATACGCAAGCGCCGTGCCTGGCGTAATCGTTGGCATACCCGCGACGTCAAACGACGTCGGGAGGATCACGCCGTGCGTGCCCCAGTGCCCCAACCAACGATGCAACAGACTGCGCAACATGTTGCGCATTGCGACAAGTTTGCCGCTTCATGTCTCGAACTAAACTTCGGATTCGTAACAACTGCTGCGCTTTCCTCCCCAGCAGTGGACGGCCATGATCGAAGCCACTAGCGGGTCAATCGCGCTGTGGTCACGTGGCTTCTCTGGTCGCACGTAGCCGCTCATCCCCGTTCTCGGGATGGCTTCGGCGCACGCTCGGCGTAGGATCGGATCGTCGCCGATTACCAACTTGCGCCCGACCCAAAGGTTCTGAAACAACTGGCACCCTGGCGCGAACGTGCTTGAACCCATGCTGTAGGCTTGGATCGGTGCACCGATCTCGGCGAGCCGCTGCGCTAGGTACGACGCCCCCCAGCGGTCATATCCGACAAGTTGCACGTCAAATTCCGCGATGATCTCGGCCATCTTCTGCGCAATGGCTTCGTGGTCAATCTCAGCGCCCGGCGTCAAGTTGATCTTGCCTTCGTCGGCGTAGCGGCGGATCGGCATGCGGTAATCCAACTCGCGCTGCGCTACGTTCGCCCGCGGCCACCAGTAGTGGCCACGGAGCAAGATGTTGCCGTTCTCTTGGGGGATCGCCACAACGACGGCCGACATGTCGAGACTCTTGCTGAGGTCAATGCCGACCCACGCTTGCCGCTTGCGTTGCTCGGCCCAATCGACGACGGTTGCCGTCGGCCAATAGGACATATCCAGCCACCCGCCGACGTCCTCGTTGAGCCGAGCGCAGTGGTAGCGGCAGAACTCCGAGCGCTGTCCCGGATCTCTTTTCATCGTGTTGTAGAGCCGGCGGATGCTGGCCGCGTCCGGCTGGCCGTACTGCATGCCCGGATTCGCTTTCGGCCACGCCGCTTCGTCGGCGATGTCGTCGTTTTGGTCGATGCCATAGAGCATGGCGAACGTCGCGTCATCCTCAGCTTCGCCCGAGAGCACGGCACGAGCGCCCGAGCAAAGCGTTTCGTAATGGCTTTCCGTGTTGCTGCCCGGCGTCGAGATGATCACGCCGAGCGTTTCCTTCCGCTTCATTCCGGTCGTAATCAGTTTGTTGAGCACGCTGCCGCGGTACTCGGCGGCTTCGTCGGCGATCCAAAGCGACGGGTTCAGACCGTCAAGCGATGACTCACGCGACGTCAATGCGTTGAACTCGCAGTCCTCGTCGGGCCGCGTCAAGTCAGACATCTTGACCTTCACGCTCGGATCGTCAAGCCGACGCGCCATCGTGCGCGCGGTGTCGACGAGGATTTGCGCTTGCTCGACCTTGTTCGCGAGCACGTGCACCCGCTTGCCGGCTCCGCTCATGAAGTCATACAAGCCGAGCGCCGCCATGAGCGTCGTCTTACCGTTGCCGCGGGCGACCTGGATGATGCCCATGGTGAATCGTCGGCGGCCTTCCGCGGTGCGCCAGCCGACCAAGTTCGCCACGATGAAGGCTTGCCACGGGTGCAACTTGAACGGCTCGCCGTCGGCTTCGCCGACCAGCGACAGCCCGCCGATGAACTCGAACGCGTCCGCGACGCGGTTCCACTCGAGCACGATATCGGTGCGCTCGAGGTCGCGGTTGAAGCGAGAGCACGCAGCGTAAATCCACTTGCCGGCTGGAATTCGGCCGCTCACCACGTCGGCTGCGTATTGACGGACGGTGGCTTCGGCTTCGGTCATCGTCTTAACAATCATGCGGTTTTTTGACCAACGGTCGGTTTGAGACACCAAAAACCGCGCTGGCAGCGTCAGAATGCGGTTTTTTTGAACGGG